AATCTATCCATACTCATGCTATTTTCTTCTCTATATGCCCTTATTATCTGCCCTAATGTCATAAGAAAACCTCCTTTCAATGTTTAGTCCATTATACAATGCACGGAACAAAAAGTCAATTTTTTTGTAAAATGTGCTTGACAATAAATGTTTAGTCGGCTATACTCAAATTGTTCAGTCGAGCAAACATCGGACGAAGAAAGGAGGCGCAGTAATGGCGTATCGAATCAGAGAACTTAGAGAAAAGAAGAAACTTACCCAGGAACAGTTAGCTCAAATGTCTGGCGTAAGCAGAACAACCATAGTTCTGCTTGAAAACAACGAAGAGCATGAGGCTATGGTCGGTACTCTGAAATCGTTGGCGGCGGCTTTGAATGTCCCTGTCAGCAAACTTTTTACCCAAAAAGTTTAGTCGAGCAAACACGAAAAGGATAATCCACAACGAACTAAGGCACAGCAAAACGAACAGATTGAGGTAAGAAGCAATGAACAATGAGAGAGTGACACCAAAAAATGCAGCAAAAGAGTTGCAAATGGATGTGATTACGCTCCGTGAACTTATGAAAAGGGAGAAATTGCCTATTGGATATGCCATAAAGCGAGAGGGTAAATCCAAGTGGGGATTTTACATATATCGCCACCTTTTGGATCAGGAGAAAGAACGACTTGGTATAGGTTAAGCATCCGCAAGGATTGTTTAATAGATATTTTTTGAGGAAAGGAGACGCACCATGAGAAAAGGTACAGTTAAATGGTTCAACGCCGCAAAGGGCTATGGTTTCATTACAGGCGAAGATGGAGTTGACGTGTTCTGCCATTTCAGCGCATTGCAGATGGACGGTTACAAGACTCTCGTAGAGGGACAGCCCGTAGAATTTGATGTTGTTGACGGAACCAAGGGACCGCAGGCATCCAACGTAACAGTAATTCAGTAGCGGTTTAGGGGGTAAGGCATTGCCGAACCCCATAAACAGAGAAAGGAAAATCCACCATGAAGATTTCAAAAATCACGATAAAGCAGCTCTTCGGGATTAAGGAATGGCAGGGGGATGGAAAGAACATTGAGCTTGTCGGAGACAACGGTACTGGAAAAACATCCGTTATTGACGCAATCAGATATGCTCTTACAAATTCCTCCGACCGTGAATTTATCGTAAAAAACGGAGAGACAGAGGGAGAGATTTACATAGAAACAGATAACGGTCTCTCCATTGACAGAAAAGCCAGAACGGCAATGACAGATTACAAATCTGTTAAGCAGAACGGCAATGTAATTCCAAGTCCTGAGTCGTTTCTGAAAACAATATTCACACCGTTGCAGCTTTCCCCTATGGAGTTCATCTCTATGGATAAGAAAACCCAGAACGCAACGATTTTGGATATGATTCAGTACGATTGGAACCTTGACACCATCAAGGAATGGTTCGGGGAGATTCCGAGGGATGTAAATTACGAGCAGAATATCTTGGCTGTCCTGAATGATATTCAGGCAGAGAACGGTTACTACTTTATGCACCGTCAGGATGTAAACCGTGATATTCGTGCGAAGAAAGCAGTTATCGCAGATATTGGCAGCTCACTTCCTATCGACTATGACGGAGAGAGATGGGAAAAGGAAAACCTCTCAGAACTCTACACAGAGATCGAGAAGATCCGCAAGAACAACGAGACTATTGAAAAGGCAAAACGCCTTAGAGACAGCCACGATGGAAAAATCCGCTCATTTCAGGCAGACAAGGAAATTAAGATTGCCGCACTTGATACGGAAATGGCTCAGCAGGAAAAGAACATTGAGAGTGAGTTGGCACAGCTTGAAGAGAGAATAAAAGCCCTCAGAGAGAAGAAAGACGGCCTTGCTGGTGTAAAAGCGGACAAGGTAAAGGTAATTCAGTCGGAGTATGAGGCATCCGTGTCTAAGTATGAAGCTGAGCAGGCATCCTACGCAGAATACGCAGATATGGAAACCACACCTATTGATGATCTTATGGCAAAAGCCAATGAGACTGAGAAGATGAAAGGCCATATCAATGAGTGGCGCAGAATGTTGAACATCCAGAAAGAGGTTGATGAGTTGCAGAGTGAGTCAAACAGTCTTACAGAGAAGATCGAACTGGCAAGAACTCTTCCGGGAACCATTCTGGAAACCGCAGAGATTCCGATTGAGGGTCTGACCGTTAAAGACGGAATACCTCTTATCAATGGATTGCCGGTAAGCAATTTGTCAGAGGGAGAAAAACTTGATCTCTGCATTGATGTGGCAATTCAGAATCCGTCCGGTTTACAGATCATCCTCATTGATGGTACTGAGAAACTGTCTGAGGAAAACCGCACACGTCTCTATGAGAAGTGCAAAAAGAAAGGGTTGCAGTTCATAGCAACCAGAACCACAAGCAACAATGAATTAACAGTTATTGAACTGTAGGAGGAAACACTATGGCAGGAAAGAATGATAACTTTGACGCACTTATGGCAATGATGGCACTCAAACACATTATGGATGATACGAAAGATATTGAAATCCATCCATTCACTTGTGAAGTGACCGTAACGCCTACATCAATCAGTTGCAGTTCTTCTGGAAATAAGGCATTTCTCGAAGATATTGACGGTGGAATGGAGTGGGCGGAGGAAACCAGCAACCTCATCAAAGATATTATGTCTGAGCAGACAATAAAGCTCACTGATTTGATGAAAAAGAAATTTGGTTTCGATACCGTTAAAGTTAAGCCAAACTCCGAAGATGGTTTTGCAGATTTTTTGAAAAACCTTTTCGGGGGGGGGTACAGACGATAGCGAATAAAATAAATAATCTGCCTGCCATAGCCTTTTCTTGGTAGGCAGATTCATAAAAATACAAGGAGGTTATTTATGGCAACAAAAGACACAAATTATTTAGTTGCAGTCCATAAAAGACTGGACGAAAGCCTTGAAAAACAGGTTGCAGCTCTGCCGGAAAAATTCAACAAGCAGAGATTTTTACAGAACTGCATGACGGTTCTGCAGGACGGACAGGCTGATTTTTCAAAATGCGAAGCACCTACAGTAGTGAGAACTCTCTTAAAGGGCGCATTTCTCGGTCTCGATTTTTTCAATGGAGAGTGTTACGCAATCCCTTACGGAAATCAGTGTCAGTTCCAGACTGATTACAAGGGAGAGATCAAACTGTGCAAGAGATATTCGAGCAATCCTATTCAGGACATCTACGCAAAGGTAGTCCGTGAGGGAGATAAGTTTGAGGAAGTAATTGAAAACGGTAAGCAGTATGTCAATTTCAGACCTAAGACTTTTTCAAACGGAGAGATTATCGGTGCATTTGCGGTAGTCCTCTACAAAGACGGTTCCATGATGTACGACACCATGAGCAAAGAGGACATTGAACATACCAGACAGACATTCTCAAAGGCAGCAAACAGTAAGGCGTGGAAAGAAAGTTACGGAGAGATGTGTAAGAAAACAGTTCTCCGCCGACTGTGTAAGTTGATTGATCTTAACTTTGATACCGCAGAACAGTGTCAGGCATTTGAAGATGGTTCGGCATTTGATGTTAAGGAAAAACCGAAAGAGAAGTATCAGGCACAGGATATTTACCAGTCTCACGATCAGAGTTCTCATAACGCAGATGAGACTTCTGATGGTGTGATTGACGGAACATTCAAGGAAGTAGATGAGTAATCTTCTTAAACTTACCCCGGAGAACTATTACACCAAAGAAGCCAATATGCAGTATGTGTCCGTTTCTCAGTACAAAGAGTTCAACGGCACGACTGGAAAAATGGGTTGTGAAGCATACGCTATGGCGAAGCTCCGGGGAGAAGTTGAGGAAGTAACCACAACTGCGTTAATGGTAGGCTCCTACGTGGATGCCTACTTTGAGGGTACACTTCCTACATTTTCCGCACAGCACCCGGAAATCTTCTCATCCAGAGGTAAAACCGCCGGAGAGTTGAAATCCGAATACAAACAGGCCTCAATTATGATTGACCGTGCCGTGAAAGATCCAGTTTTTATGCAGTACATGGCCGGAGATAAGCAGGTTATTATGACCGGAGAAATTGAGGGAGTTCCTGTCAAAATCAAAATTGACAGTGCGGACGGCAGACGAATCACTGACCTCAAAACAGTAAAGAGCATCACAGAAACCTTTTACGCAAAGGATCTGGGACAGAGACTTAATTTCTGCGAATGGTGGGGATATGATTTGCAAGCTGCCGTGTACAGAGAGATTTACAGACAGAATACAGGTGATCTCTTGCCGTTTTACATTTGTGCTGTCAGCAAGGATAAGACAGACAACATTCCTCATCCGAGAATCAAGGTTATTGAAGTTCCACCGCTGATGATGGATGAAAAACTGGCAGAGGTCAAAAACAATATCGTGAAAATCCAACGCATTAAAGATGGAGACATTGAGCCACTTAGATGTGAGGTATGCGATTATTGTGCCGATACTGAGATTCTGGATGGTCCTGTCTCCATGGATATGCTGATGGGAGAGATTTAATGAAAGATTCAATCGTAATTGATATGAAATACGCTGATTACGATATGATAGACGGCTCTTACGGTGTCGAGAGACACCATTTGATGGGTGGGGCGAACAGGAGCCATGCAGACGAGGATGGTCTGTGGGTTCCTTTATCGCCGGACCATCACAATTCAAGTAGAATGAGTGTTCATCACAACAAGGAAATGAAAGTAATGAGCCATATCATTGCACAGTTGGCGTATGAGCTTGAAATGGTATCTACCGGACAAGCCAAGGATAAGAACGAGGCAAAGGAAATGTTTCGGAGAAGATACGGAAAAACATTCGTATAGTAGGCGATACGCTTATTATAAATAATTCTTTAGAAAGGAAGTGAAAACAGTGGCAGAGAAACTTACATTGGCATCCATGTGTGCCGGAGGCGTTCAGGAACGTATCGACAGAGCGTTAGCGAAAATCTCAGATAACATTCTGGATTTGAACACTGATGCAAAGAAGAAACGTGTCCTTGATGTAAAGATCACTCTTACTCCCAATGAGGATGATAGAGAGGATGTTTCCGTTGAGGTACAGACTTCCGTTAAGTTAGCTCCTGAGATGGGACTGAAAACTCAGTTGTTCATCAATAAGGATTTCAGAAGTGGTGTTACAACCCTTACTGAACATTCCAAAGGCGCGATCAAAGGACAGCTTACCTTGGACGATTGCGGTATGAGCATGAACCCGGAGGAAGTTGAGGAAGAAAAACCGGTAACGGCGGAGGAACTTGGTTGTGATCCTGAAACCGGAGAGGTTATTGAAAAGCAGCCGGAACAGAAAACCGAACACAAGGTTATTAGCCTGAAAGCGGTTAATGATTAAAGGAGGACATTATGAATTTTGGAAAAGCAATAGAAGAGATGAAGTCTGGTAAGAAAGTTGCAAGGCAGGGATGGAACGGAAAGAACCAGTACATTGAACTTGCAACTAATATCAGCTACAAAAACGCCGGTGGCGATATTGTGAACTGCGAACATGATGCCATCGGAAACAAAGCAATCGCATTTGTCGGAACATCCGGTGTACAGATGGGATGGCTTGCATCTCAGGCTGATATGTTGGCAGAGGATTGGCGGATCGTACAGTAACAGGAGGAAGATATGTTAAAAGCAGCTATTGAGAAAATTCTTTCTCTCGATGCTCCCCATATTGAGGAAATTGAGGGAAGAACCTATGTAGACAAAGATATGACACAGATCGGCAAGGAACTCAGGGCAACCAATATCACAATGAGTAATCTGAGCAGCCTTGTGGATTTCATCAAAAAGAGTAAGGCTGATTTCAAGACCGGTCATTACATCGCCCAGGTGGTATCTCCTACCGAGGTTCGTCTGTTTTCCAGTTTGGATGCAGACCGCCAGAGAGAAACACTGGCAGTTGTCAAAGCAGAGATCCCGGAGTTTTCATTCGGTCAGTTCATTGGAAACGAAGAGTTTGTTATCGGTGTGCAGTCCAAGTTCTTAAACGAGGATGCTGAGGCAAATGATAAGCCGATCATCTTACAGTTTGCTGGAAATGTTAAGGCCGGCACTGTTGCGGAATACGGAGACACCGGAGTAGGGCAGAAAGCAGCAATCAAGAAAGGCGTTGCCTCTCTGCAGGAAGTTGAAGTTCCAAGTCCGTGCCGCCTGATGCCGTACAGAACCTTTACAGAAGTTGCGCAGCCTATGAGTAACTTCATTTTCAGAGTAAAGGACAATGATCGCTATGGCGTTACCTGTGCCTTGTTTGAGGCAGACGGAGGCGCATGGAAGAATGAGGCGAAAGCCAACATCAAAGCGTATCTCGAAAAAGAACTTGCGGATGTATCAAACATTTTCGTGATTTCCTAAATAATCGTAACCCGTAAATATGTTTCTGCAATTATCTCCTAAGATTGGTCTCTGAGGAAAATATGTCACGAAAGCCGCAGAACACACAAACGGTTTACCTCCTTTTAAGAAATTCGATTAGTTAAATGGTATAAACCCTGGCAAGGATCTTTTGTTAAATTACCTAGGAGCCGTCATTCCGGCGGCTCCGCCCATAATGAAAGAAAGGAGGGGGATAGATGCACAAGGTTGTTATCAAAGGGAATTACTATGGCAGAACCAGAACCTTGCCGGATCTTAACGATTATTTGCATGAATGTGCGAGGCATCCACAGATGGGTGCGAAAATGAAAAGAGACTACCAGATGATCGTGTGTAATGCCATTAGAACGCAGTTACCACGATTGACTATAAATAATCCAATCATCATTCATTATCGGTTCTATGAGCCGGATAAACAGCGAGACAAGGGCAATATATTCGCCTTTGCTGACAAGGTGTTTGAGGACGCATTGCAGAAATGCGGAGTAATCAAAAATGACGGTTGGGGCGAGATTGATAAC